GAAGGGACCATGTACTGATGAAGGTAAAGCTAGATTTGGTGCAATTGATGTTGATAAATATCCAATAGATAGAAAATTTTATTTAAACATTATACAAGAAAAAAAGCTTCCAATCATACCTGTCCTGTCGAAGAGTGGTGGACTACATTTATATGTGTTCACCACTGAGTTTGTAAAAACAAAAGCAATAAGAGATTTTTTAGAACAGGTTTTATTTTTATTTAAACTACCAATCAACACAGAAATATTTCCAAAACAAACTTCACTAGGTGAAAATGCTGATGGTGAAAAAACTAACGGTAATTTTATAAACTTACCTTACAATAGTATTTCAAGAAAAGCATTACTTCCAACAGGTGACGAAATGGAAATAGATATGTTTTTAAAAGTTGTTGAAGCTAATGCACAAACAGAAGCACAACTAAAAAATATACAAAAAAAAATTGTTGAAGATGAACTATCTGGTGGTGGAGCAGAGTTTGAAGATGGTCCTCCATGTCTTGGAATATTAACTAAACAATTAATGAAAGATGGTAGAGATAGATTCTTATATAACTACATGGTGTTTGCTAAGAAAAAATATCCTGACAAATGGCAAGACAAAGTTATAGAAGCTGCAAGAAAATATTTTGAGTTTGATAATAACTGGACAGATATACATGTTAATCAAAAGATTAAAAGTTGGAGTAAAGATACTAAAGGTCATACTTGTAATGATCCATTACTAGCACCAGTGTGTGTAAAATCTGTATGTGTTAAACGAAAGTTCGGCATTATATCAGATAATAAACCGGTATGGCCAGCATTATCTGCATTACAAAAATTAAATATAAAACCTACACCTGAATGGTATTTTACTGTTGAGAATGAAGAAGGACAATCAAAACAAGTACATGCAAAAAATGTGCATAGAATAGAAAGTCAAAAAGAACTGAGAGCATTACTAATGGAACAGGTACACGTAGTACCACCTACAATTAAAGGTAATGACTTTTATGAAATACTAAAAAATTTATTTGAGAAATCTAAAATAGAAATATTAGAACCGGCAGAAGGAACTAATCCATCTGATATATTAAAAGAACATATCAATAGATATATAAATGATCCACAAGCTAAGAAGTATAATTCATTTAAAAGTGGTAGACCATTATTAGATGATGAGTACTCGTATTTTTTATATAGTTCTTTCTATGATGATTTAAAAACATACGAATGGAAAGAATCATCAGCTAAAACATCATTGATGATCAAAGCATTATTTCCTAGTCTGAAACCAGAAGACCAAGCTAAGTTTGATCACAGTAAAAAATTTCCTGGAAAAGATTCTGATGGTAAACAATATCCACCATTAAAAACTTTAAGAATACCATTGAAGTATTTTCAAAGTGAAGAAGAAGTTAACGAACAACATCAGTTTGAAAGTGAAGAAAATATAGTATGATTTATAAATACTATGGACCACCAGGTACAGGTAAAACATTTAAATTAATTAGTAGAGCTAAAGCATATGCAAGAACAGGAACACCACTCCATAAGATAGGTTACTTTGCATTTAGTAAAAAAGCTGCAGCTGTTGCAAAAGAAAGAATGCCAGCAAGTGATAAAAACTTACCTTATTTTCAAACTTTACATTCTTTTTGTTTTAATTATTTAGATTTAAACAAAGAAGATATTATGCAACCTTATCATTATGAAAAATTTGGTAAGGAAATAAATGTAAAAGTAAAATATGCAGACAAATATAACAAAGAAGAAATTAATTATCTAACTTGTGATAATCCTTATTTTCAATTGATACATAAAGCAGTTAATAAATGCATTAGTGTTAGAGAAGAATATGAATTATGGGAACATAATCCTAAAGAAATATTATGGGGAACTTTAAAATACATTAGTGATAATTTAGTAAAGTATAAAGATGCTAAAAATTTATATGATTTTAATGATTTAGTAGATTTAACAATTAAATCTAAAGACAAAGAAAACTTTCCTACATTCAAAGCAGTGTTTATAGATGAAGCTCAGGATCTATCACCGTTACAATGGAAACTATTTGATGTGTTTAAAAAAAAATCACAGGATGTGTATCTTGCAGGAGATGATGACCAGGCTATATTCGTATGGGCTGGTGCAGATGTAGAAAGATTTATTAAAGAACCCTCTAAAGAAAGGGTTTTAAAGTACTCAAAACGTGTGTCTAGAACGGTCCAGGAGGAGTCTCAGAAGCCTATTGAGCAAATTATGGGTATAAGAAAGGAAAAACACTACTTACCCAGAGATTTTGAAGGAGAGTCTTTAACTATATCTAATTTAAATCAAATAGATTTAACAAAAGGTAAATGGTTAATATTAAGTAGAACTATATCCAGGCAATTAAAAATAGCTAAAGAACTAAAAAATAAAAATTTATATTATGAAACTAACAAAGGAAAAAGTTTTAGTGTAACTTTATATAATACAGCAATGCTGTATGAAAGTTGGTGTAAAGGAAAAATTTTACAAGAGAAAGAAGAAAAACAAATACAGGAATATTTAGGAGATAATTTATTTAATAGAACCCTAGATTGGTTTGATCAATTTGTAAAAGCTGATGAAAAAGAAAAACTATATATAAAAAATATGTTGGACAACAAAGAAAATTTAAATACTAAAGCTAGAATATGGCTATCTACTATACACGCAGCAAAAGGTGGAGAAGAAGATAATGTAATTTTATGTTTAGATATGGGAAGTAAAATTCTTAAATCTATTAAACGCAGTCAACAAAAAAATGACGAAGAGCATAGAGTCTGGTACGTAGGAACCACAAGAGCAAGAAATAACCTATACAAACTAAAAGCAAAAATAAAAAGAACGGGGTATCAATTATGAGAGTTATAACATCAGATATATTTTTAACATTCTGTATATGGTTTTTTATTATGGAGGCAATTAAATGACACACAAAGATATATTTAAAGATTCATTTCCACAAGACAAACAAATTGGAGGATCACATTATAAGAAATTTCATATCCAACCATATGAATTTATTTCTAAGAATGAACTTTCCTTTTTTCAAGGAAATGTTATAAAATATGTTTGTCGCTACAAAAACAAAGCGGGAATACAAGACCTTGAAAAAATAATTCATTACTGTGAATTAGAAATTAAAACAATGAAAGATCTAAAAAAGAAATGATTATACCAACTACAGAATGGTTAACGCCTACAGAATTTCCTGATCTAACAAAACATAAAGAAATTGCTATTGACTTAGAGACACGTGATCCAGACTTAAAGAAACTGGGTTCAGGAGCCATTATAGGTAATGGTGAAGTAGTAGGTATAGCTGTGGCTGTAGAAGGTTGGAAAGGTTATTATCCAATTGCTCATGAAGCAGGTACTAACATGGATAGAAAAAAAGTTTTAGAATGGTTTACTGCTGTATGTAAATCCCCAGCTACAAAAATATTTCATAATGCAATGTATGACATATGTTGGATACGTAATTTAGGTATAAAAATCAATGGTTTAATAGTAGATACTATGATTGCGTCATCATTAATTGATGAAAATAGATTCTCATATACTTTAAATACAATGTCATGGAAATATTTAAACAAGGGTAAGAATGAAACTTTACTAAACAAAGCAGCTAAAGAAAGAGGATTAGATCCTAAGGCTGAGATGTGGAGAATGCCTGCTATGGAAGTAGGATCTTATGCAGAACAAGATGCTGTTTTAACTTTTGAACTTTGGCAAAAATTTAAAAAAATAATTATAGAAGACGATTTACAAAAAATATTTAATCTTGAGACTGATTTGTTTCCATGTCTTGTCGATATGAGGTTTTACGGTGTGAGAGTAGACGTTCAAAAAGCTCATACATTGAAGACAGCGTTAGCATTAAAAGAAGAAAACTTAATCCACCAAATAAAAATAGAAACAGGAATAGACATTCAATTAATGGCTGCAAGAACCATTGCACCACTTTTTGATAAATTAAATTTAGAGTATTCCAAAACTGAGAAATCAGGTGAACCATCATTTACTAAAAATTTTCTTGTGAATCATAAACATCCAGTGGTTAGGATGATAGCAGAAGCTAGAAAGATAAACAAGGTCAGAACTACATTTATTGATTCTATTATTAAACATGAACATATT